CTGAGAGAACAACATTCCACGGTCACGCATTTGGCGATCCTTAGCCACTGATTCGCGACGAGTCATGAATCCGGCCATATCTCCGCGCATTGCCGCAGCCATACGATCTTGTTGTGCGTAAAAGTCTTTTGACTGCTTGCCCGTCTCAGGGTTCACCATTCCTTTTATCTTATTTCTTGGGTCAGTTCGGTATAAATTGGATCGTAAACCAGTTTCCGGATTGACCATTCCTGGATCCTCGAACTCCATCTGGTCAAGCATTTCATCGGTCGCCTTCTTGCTTCTGGGTTTGGAGCTGGAAGTAGACTTTCTTGCTTTTAATGCATCATCAAGCTGCATGCGTGGGAGCATGGTCATTTGATCCATCAATGCCGATTTCTGTGCACTGGATCGATCGGCTAAGGCCCGGCGCATTTCTTTCTCTTGCTTTAATCTTTGAAATTGATCACGCAAGCCATTTGGGGAGTTCCATTGAGTAAACCCTTTTAATCTTCCGCGCGCTGCTAACTTTTCATCGGATTCACCAAAGAAACCATCTTCGCTTTTACTAAGCTCAAGGTCGCCTTTGTACATATCCTCGATCGCATTGGCGTAATCGTCATCGGTTTCAAAGTCCCCGTCAAAACCACCAAGACTCTGATAGTACGGTCTGAATTTTGTCTTTACGAAGTCATCGTAGCGATCTTCATATAGCTTGGCTGATGTGCTATGAGCGCTGGCATCTTGATTAATATATGTGTACTGCTTCTTGGCCTGCTCGTAAGCATCTAGATCATAATCATTAAAGTTTTGGTAGGGCTGAGCTTGCTGCTGAGGCTCTTGCGGAGCGTATTGAGGTTGAGCTATTGAGCTTTGCTGCTGAGGCTTCGGCCCGCCAAATGGCTGGTACTGCCTTTGGATTGGCTTGCTTAGAAACTTTTCGAACCCGTCATCTTTTTCGCCCGAGTTGTCTTTAATTCCGAGGTCAACTTGATCGTCAAGGGACATAAGTTTTAGGCGTTAAGCCGAGTATGGATTATAAATAGGTTGAGACCTTCTCTTTTTGGCGTATGCGTCTTCGTTAGGTTGTCCAAGTGCTCGGTTGTAATCTGTACCAAATGGGTTTGCTATCTCTCCGCGCCTAGCTTGATTTGTAAAATCCGCGTCTCGTCGATCTCTTTCCATTGAAGCTGTCCACTCTTTTACCCTCTGACCACCCATACTTTTTCGCATCTCTTCTCTATTACGATGTCCGATTACTCCGTATGAACCATCTTTCTTTTTTCCGTACACCGGAGTTTCCATGCTCTGTTTAGGAGCTGGTGATGGAGGAGGAGGAGGAGGAGGAGGAGCTTTTGCAATTGGAGCGGGTGCTGGTGCTCGCTGGGGTTGAGGCCGTCCAGGTGCTTGGGGTAAGTCGTTAAATACATCCTCTATTGGACGCATGTTAGAAACATCGGGCGGAGAATACGGGGCTTCTGGCCTTGCTGGTGCTTCCGGTAAATCTGCAAATACATCCTCTATCGGAGGCATGTTTGAAACATCCGGCGGGGTGTATTTTGTTACATCATCTCCAGGTCCGTCGGTCGGTGGTAACATGTTACCTTCACCATCCATCTGAAGCGCTGGGTTTTGCTTAAATATCTCGCTTACATCAATACCACCGCGGTCACCCTCTGTTGCTGAATCTGGAGCCGGGTACACTTTTTTAGGAGCTGTATATTGACCGGGAACTGTTACAGTATCGAGATTATCCATCGGATTCGACGCCTCTAGCGCAGATCCCATTGTTCCCTCTTGCACGGTTTCGGGGGCTTGTCCTTGTGGATTGTAGCGATAATTCTGTATGAAAGCGTTTTGCTGAGCGGCGCTCATATTTCCAAACTCTTCAGTTGTAGCGGTTCCGTCGGCTCTAGACACTGAAGGGGGGTTTATGCTAGCGGCTTCGTATTGCGACTGGAGGTCTGCCATTGGCGGGGTGTAGCCTGAATCTTTTAATTGCTGGTACTGAGCTTGGGCAAAAACATTAGAATCGTCAAATCGGCTTCGACCGCTGTAGTTTGATACTGCTTCGTCTTTTTGTTGATCGCTTAAGCGGTCAAATGCTCCGGCTCGGCGTCCGTTTGTTGCGTCATATCTATCCCTAAGAAAATTGTTTTGGTCGGACTGCTTCTTTTGCTGCTTGATAAGATCCCCTATTTGGCGATTTGCTTCGGCCTGCATGTTCATCTGAGCGCGGTTTGCTTTAGTCGCTCCGCCTGTTCCGAGGGGTACATTTGCGGGTAGCGATTGAGCAGCGTCATTTAAACTTTTGATTCTTTCACCTATACCCGTTGGGCCTGCGGGCTGGGCTGGAGCCTGAGCCGCTCCGCCCTCGGGTTGTTCTAAAGTTTTTGGGGCTGCGGCCTTCTCCTCGGCAGCCTTTACCTCTGCGTCGGTTGCGGGAGTTGCTGCGTTTACTGCTTCGTCTGCTGCTTTTTTACCCTGTTCTTTATAAAAAGGTTCTGAAAAACTACCGTCGGCATTTTCTGTAAAACCGTAAGCACCAAATAAATCGGAGTAGGCTTCATTTTGAGATTCCGTTCCGATTATACCATCAACAATACCACGAGCTCCATCTTTAAAACCTAGAGAGTTATTTGCTGACTCTAATGCGTCTTTTACACTACCTCCCCCGTTGACCGATCTCCAATCATTAAAAGCTTCAAATAATGCGGGGTCTTTTTTGAACGCGGCGCCCATGGCGTCGTGCGCGGGACGCTGGTTATCGTTATTGATGTCGAATGTACCTAATCCTAACCCACCGGTACCGTATAAACTGTTAAAGCTTTTATTTAACTCTTTAAATTGTTTAATCGCTTCGGTTTCTGAAATTCCCTTTGCCTTAGCATATCGACTTATCGCAGTATCCATAACGAGAAGAGTAGTTGCGGGGAATTACGGCATCAACCGCTTGTAATTCTTCTTAATGGCTCCTAAAGGGACACGCATGAAGCCATCCGGGCACATTAGGCTTGGATTCTTGCGTAGCATGCGGTTTGTAATTTTGCTCTTTTTAGGTGCTTTAAAAGTGCTGGCCTGGTCGATATTATATAATGCGATCGCCGCAGCCAGAACATGGTCATCATGATGGCCCGGGGCAGCTTGAGGTTTGCCTTTATCACTAATTACAAAGGTTTTCATTTCTTTCAGGACATCGGGATCGGGGATATCAAAGTTCTCCTCAATCAATTCGGCTGCCATATGGTCAATTACTGTCTTTCGGGTAATCTTATCGGTGCTCCATCCATAGCTTTTTTCCACCATTCCGCTCGAATCATTATATCGGCGACGGCGGTACACGCTCAATCCAGCTTCCAATAGATATTTTAATAGTGCCAATCCGGAATTATTAACCTCAGGGATGATAAATGCGTTCCCGTACCAACGGGCAATACCTTCAATCTCCTGAGCGAGCACGCCAATGTCCAATCGGCTGTGATGCAATGCGATCAAACGTGGGACATGCCAGTTACCATGCCAATCTTCAAAGGGGGCTTTCCAAACCTGAACAGAATGGAAGTCAGGATCAGCTGCTAATCCCTGCATTTGTTGATCCTCTCCAGTGCATGTATCAACCGAGATCAAATATTGAGAATCATATTCCGGTTCCTCGTAAATTTTCCAGTTCCCCAAGCGGTCAGGTTTAAAACTAGCGGTTTTTCCATCGGTTTGGACGCCAATTGTTCCCATTTTGGGTTTAATACCAGCCGAAGCCTTTGACATTTTATCTAGATTGCCAACATGAAACCGTGGACGGGAGGACATTAAGAAACATTCCTCGGGATCACTCGGATATTCCTGGCGGAATTTGGAAAGATCACCATTACATTTGTCCTGAAGAACACGGCGACGCCAATGAAGCTGTTCAAGATTTACTCCAAATCTTTCCATCTCCTCCTTTTCGTCCTCCGTCATGGTGTCACTGAAATCCTGACGCTCGGATTTAGAATTAAAGGGAATAACCGAGTCCTCAAATTCAAACCATGCGGCAAATATCTTTGCCCATTCATTATCCTGTACCCATGTCCGGTAAAACCAACCGTTTGGGCCATTAGGTGTGGAGTCAGCTACTACCAAAGATAAATTGTCCCCGTCATATAAACTCTGCAAATATCCAAGAGCGGGGTCCCGTTCTCCCTGCATGGGCCAGAATGCAACCTCAGTCATATTACCAACCTGAATTGTACCCGATCGGCCAGCATTCTTGGATCCCGCGGTCTCTTTACCATAGGCTGATCCACTTTGGAGTTTGATCAAGTCCGCAAGACTACCGCCGTCGGCCACAGACCCTTGGCCTTCGGTCCAGGGGAAATGGTCGCTCTCCGCATACCGGCGGTAAATTTCGAAAACCTTGTCACTTGTACCGCTAATATCCCCCATCAAAGATCCGGCAAGATTTTCATGCTTTCTCATGTGGTGATATGTCAAAGCCTGCGCGCATGTACTCGCTCCTTTTTGCCGGGGCTTCAGGATAATCATCTTACAAGGCCGGTCTTCGAGCTGACATTTCCGGTAATGGGCAAACATTCTTTTTTGTAGTGTATTTGCTATCGGTTTTATGTCTTTTCCCCGTTTATCTCGGATTACTCCGAATGTACTAAACCAGACTTCCGGGTCGATTCTGATTAAATTTTCTAGTTGCTCGGTATTTTCAGTCATTGAATCGGGTTTGGCTTGTGAGTTGGACTGTCGTCCATCTTAACGTCGTATTTATACTCGTATTTATAATGATGATAGTTATGTACCGTACACGCCGGGACGCTCAATAAGACTAGAATTCGAATTAACACTTCCAGCGGGCTCGGGCTGCTTTACCTCTTTCACCCGTCCAACTTTTGGATCGCGCACAAAATGATTTACGCCTACCCGCAGCTTTGCTTCCCTTTTTAACCTTACCTGTAACCGCAGTCTTGAGCTTGGATCCGGGATTAGCTTTGCGATATGCCGCTACACCCTTCTTTGTCATACCGGCACCAGCTTTTGCGGTGCGGTAATTAGCTCCTTTACCCTTAGTCGTCTTCCGAATGGGTTTACTTGGTTTTCTTTTTGCGGGCATAGCTGGCCTTTTTCTTACCGGGCATGTTCTTGATAGGCTTTTTCTTGGCCGACGTTTTCTTTTTTCCGTATGTTCTTCCGAATCCTGGCATTATTTTCCTCTGCTCCTTCCTTTAGATTTGGGTACGCAGTTAGGGACTTTGCGACCTGATTTATTCTTCATACCAATTGCTTGATATCCTTTCCAACACGGGCCTTTCTTCTTGGCTGTGCCGCTAGCTTTTTTCTTTTTTGCTGGCATGGTTATTTCTCCTGTTCATTGCCCGAGCCAAAGCCTGTCGCTTTGCTACTTCTGCGGGCGTGTTCATAAATTTAATTTGTTCGAGGCTGTGCATTATTCCTCCCCTATTTCATCCAAGAATTCCTGGTCGGGCTCGAATTCGACTGTGGTATTGCAGAATCTCTCGATTACACCTATTGCGAGATGTGACATTTCTAATTCATCCAGGTCTGACTCCTCCCACCAACGGACAAATACCGCCGATAATTCGTGTTCAAACTTTTGTCCTGGGCCTTTGTCTGGTTGGTTGCTGCTCATAAAATTGTTATGCGTTCTGCGGTCCACGGCCTGTGAATAAGCCCGCGGGTCTTTGGTCGTTTTTTCCTAGTCTTAGGGCTTCCTTAAATACTTCTACGGGGAAGTCTTCGGGTCTGCTTCGGTGGGCGTCGCCCCACCCCTTTTTATCCTCAAACATCCACTGCTGAAACATGTCGTCGATTACCTCATTTGGGATAGGCTTGCCCTCCTTTACCGCTGGGTGGTTCTCATCAAAAGGTTCTGATCCGTGGTAGTCCTTATACTTACTTCGTATAACATCTTGGTATTCCTCTTTATCATAATCGTAGTAGTTGGGATCCACGTCATAGTCGTAATAACCGAGTTGGGATTTTCGATTACTTACTGTTTGGTGAGCGTACCTTCTTTTTGCTTCCGCAGCTTCAGCCATAATTTCTCCTCCCCTCGTCCCCCATGTCTTCAGTCTTTTTAAGTCGGGTATTGGTATAGCTTTTCGTGGGTCCGCGTATGTGTAATCGGGAGACCCTGGGTTGGGGTCGGCTAGATAATGCATCCCTTCATGAACACTATTTGACTCGCCTCCTGTATAGGTGTCGATTGTTGGTTCTGAGTCTCTCGTGCCATAGTATGTCGCTGCGGCATTGAATGGACCTGTTGGGCTGTTTCGCTGGGTTAGTCCTCTATCTTCGGCAGCTCCTGTTTCGTAAATATTATGTCTCACCTTATCGTGCCTTCTGTCCCAATGAGGTTTCGGTAGAAAATTAGCGCCGCGAATTTTGGATGGGTTATCTACTCTATCCAGTTGGTGTGTTTGAGCTCGATCCACTAAATAGTCTTCCATAACAGCATCTCGATGTGGAAATTGTTTCTTCACATTGTCGTCAAAGCTTCGAGATTCTACTACATAAGGTTTTCTGCGGTAATAATCCGAACCCATACCGTGATTATCGGTACCTATATCTTCGAGATTGGTCTCGATAGCGCCTAATTGGATAGTATTACTCATTTTCGATCTCCAATGGGGCTTCTTTTACTGATTCTGTGTAAACATCGACAATTTCGTTCAAATCCATACCCGATTGTCTGAATCGGGACATGATTTCGGCCGGAGAAGCGCTTTTTTGCGTCTCATTGTTGATATTTATTTCAGCTCTGGTCGCTG